TTGGGATGTTTGAATTCAAGCATGACCATACTTGGGTGATGCGTGAAGTCCAAGAAACTGAAAAGGTTACCTGATGGCACTCACGACTTATGCGGAGCTGAAGACCTCGGTTGGCGACTGGCTAAACCGCACTGATTTGGCGACTGCTATTTCAGACTTTGTCAGCTTGGCAGAGGCTCAGATTGAGCGCCAGTTGCGTACTCGCCAAATGATTGTGCGTGCCAATGCCTCATTTGCAGCGGCTGCTGAATATGGCACAGTGCCTGATGACTTCTTGGAAGTCAAAGCCATCAAGATCAATACCAATCCAGTTACCAATCTGACATTCCAAACCATTGACGCAATGGACTCTCTGTCGAATACGACATATTTGTCCAGTGGCAAGCCTTTGTACTTCAGCATTGTTGGCGGCCAAATCAGACTGCTTCCAATCCCTGATGGCGCATACACCGCAGAGCTGGTGTATTACGCAAAGTTGGCTAAGTTATCAAATACGAACACCACCAACTGGCTGCTGACTCAAGCGCCTGATGTGTATTTGTATGGTTCACTTTTACAGGCTGCGCCATATCTACAAGACGATGCGAGAATACCTGTATGGTCATCGCTGTATCAGGCAGGACTAGATCAATTGCAGATTGCAGATGATCGTGGTTCTACATCCGGCGGCGCAATTATGTCAAGAGCAAGGACATTTGGATGATAGTTACCACCACAAAAGGCGAGATGGATGACTCATTGCTTGAGAAGCGTGAGGGTTCATTGGAGAACGATACCGAGACAACGAGCTGGGTAGAGTATTGGCTTGCTGGTGAGATGGTGCATCGATCTGTCCATATGGCGCTCAAGCGTGGTGTCTTTGCTGATGGAATCAGTCAACAAATTTAAGGGATAAATCATGGCCAATACGCAAGCAATGTGTACAAGTTTCAAGGGCGAGCTGCTTGTCGGCCACCATAATTTTGGCACTGGCGTAGTACGCGCTGCCACTACAGCAGACACTTTCAAGGCTGCCTTGTACTTGGCCTCTGCCACTGTCAATGCGTCCACCACAGCCTACAGCTCAACAAATGAGGTGACAGGCACAGGCTACACCGCAGGCGGTGTCACAGTTACTTTTGGAACTGCGCCAAGCACCAGTGGCACTACAGCCTTTGTGACTCCCAGCGCCAGCATTAGCTACAGCTCTGTCACCCTATCTACAGCCTTTGACGCGGTCTTGATCTACAACTCGACTCAGTCAAACAAGGCAGTCAGCGTACACACATTTGGCAGTCAGACAGTAACTGCTGGGACATTCACGCTGACCATGCCGACCAATGATGCAAGCACTGGCCTGATCAGGCTGGCTTAACCAAGGGGCAGCGGCATGGCTGCTTATGGGCGTGGCATATACGGCAGGGGCAATTATGGAATTGGCCTTGTTGTTGCCAATGGTAATCAAGCAACTGGTGCTGTTGGCACATTACTTGTCAACATTTCAGAGCAAGAAGATGGGAATGTCGCTACAGGCAATGTAGGAACAGTCACAACTTCCCGCGTTGTTGCAATTACTGGCAATGTATCAACGCTATCAATTGGTACTGTTAGCCCAGTAAACACAATTGCTGAAGATGGTAATTCTTCCACTCTATCAATTGGTTTTGTTACCCAATCTAGAACTATTGCTCTATCAGGTAATGCAGCCACTTGCGCTGTTGACTCAGTCCTAGCAACATCAACCAAGGCGGTTACAGGCAATGTGTCAACCTTGGCGGTTGGTACTGTTGCGCCATCAAGATCAATTGACTTAGTTGGTAATTCTGCAACTTTATCAATTGGCTCTGTTAGCATCACAAGCACCAAGACAATTACCGGAAATGTGGCAACTGGTGCTGTCGGAACGCTGTCGGCAGAGGTTATATCGTTCCAAGCGATTACTGGCGTTGCAGGAACTGGAGTTGCTGGAACTGCATCAAATGTCATATCCATAGGCATAACAGGCGTTCAGTCTGTTTGCTCAATTCAGTCTATGACTAGGTTGGGATGGGGTGCTTATCCAAACAATGACGAGACATGGTCAAAGCAGTCAGATACGGCAGAGACATGGACATCCATATCCCCAACCACAAATGGTTGGGGAGCAGTTTCAGATACGTCAGAAAGTTGGACTGATTTGTCGGACAATTCAATCACTTGGCAAGAGGCCGCATAGGAGTTTTCAGCATGGCAGATACCACCACCACAAACCTATTGTTGACAAAGCCCGAGGTTGGCGCGTCAACAGACACTTGGGGAAGCAAAATTAACACCGATTTAGACAGCGTGGACGCTGTCTTTGCGGCTGCTGGTACTGGTACATCAGTTGGCTTGAATGTAGGCTCTGGAAAGGTTTTAACAGTAGCTGGCACGCAAACACTTGCAGGCCAAAACATGACGCCATATACAGGCTTCAAGAACCGCATCATCAATGGTGCAATGGTGATTGACCAAAGGAATGCGGGGGCTAGTGGGACTGCAAATGCTTATACAGTTGATCGTTGGGGTTACTATGGTGCTGCTGCATCTAAAGGTACTTGGCAACAAAACGCTGGCTCTGTAACTCCACCAACAGGGTTTAAAAACTATTTAGGATTTACTTCATCATCGGCGTATTCGGTTGGAGCGTCTGAACAATTTAACTTATATCAGCCCATTGAAGGATTTAACGTAGCTGATTTGGGTTGGGGCGCCGCTGGTGCGGCAACAATTACGTTTTCTTTTTGGGTACGTTCTAGCTTAACTGGTACTTTTGGCGGTTCAATTTATAACAGCGCAGTAAATAGAAGTTACCCGTATAGCTACACAATTTCTGCTGCAAACACTTGGGAACAAAAAACTGTTACTGTTGCAGGTGACACAAGCGGTACTTGGCTAACAACTAATGGTGTTGGTCTTTATATAAACTTTTCATTAGGTGCTGGTTCAACAGTAAGCGGTACTGCTGGTGCGTGGGCTGCTGGTAGATTTGATTCAGCAACAGGCGCAACATCAGTAGTCGGCACAAACGGCGCTACTTTCTACATCACAGGCGTACAGCTTGAAAAAGGCTCAACAGCAACGAGCTTTGATTACAGACCTTATGGGACTGAGTTGGCTTTGTGTCAGCGGTATTGCCCTGTGTTAGAAGTTACAACATCAGCTTTTTCTGTTAACGGTGGTAGCAGCTCAATAACTACCTCAATATTTGGTATTCCATTTTCTGTAAAGGCAAGAACTGCTCCAACTGGTATTTCATACACATTGGCTGGAAGTGTTGCAAATTATGGTGGTGCTGGTCAAACTTTAACAAATATTACATTTAGCTTTGGGACTGTTGATTTTGGACAAATTCTAGGAACAGTTGCCGCTGGTCTTATAACAAACACCCCATGTGTTGGTGCTTTACCAAAAATCATTTTTACAGGATGTGAATTATGAATGAGCCTATTTGGAAACTGATGCCTTTAATGCCAATGCAAACAGTACAAGCTGTTTGGCGTGAATGGCCTGATGGTCATAGAGAATCTTGCTTAGTGACTGCTCAAGAGTATGTCAAATGGCTTGCAGAGGGCAACACACCATTGCCTGCTGATGAGATGACAAATGGATAACCAGCAAATCTTCAATGCGGTATTTAGCATTGCTGGATTCTTGGCGGTCTATGTCATCAATTCTTTGACTCGCACAATTCAGAAGCTGGAAGACAAGGTAAATGACCTACCTCACAGCTATGTGCAAAAGGATGACTACCGATCTGACATTGCAGAGATCAAGGCCATCTTGAAGCAGATATTTGACAAACTAGACAGCAAGCAAGACAAATGATGTGGACCCATTCACCGCCGCCCTAGCTGCTATTAGTGCAATAAAGACAGGCGTTGCGCTTTATAAGGATATAAAGCAAACAGGTGGTGAGCTGGCAAAGATTACAAAAGAGATTTCGGGATTCATAGGTCAGTTTTTTGAGGCGCATGAAGAAGTAAAGAAAGAAGCAGAAGAGCAAAAGCGCAATCCTCCAAAAACAAAATCTCTCAAGTCGCAGGCTCTTGATAATGTCTTCAACCAAATCGAATTGGAGAGACAGTCAGTTGAGCTAAGAGAATTCCTGATCTATCAAGTTGACCCAGCCTTGGGTGCAGTATGGTCAAGGTTTGAAGAAGAGTATGCAAGACTCAATGAGGAGCAAGAAAAGGAAAGACTGGAACAGGAAGCAAAGGACAGGGTGGTGGCATGGCAACGAAGAAAAATGCTAAACCAACTACAAGACAGGGCGTTAGTAATAGCAGCAGTGATGATCGTTTTTATATACCTCCAGATCCTATTCCTAGCAATCCACCAAATGAAAGTAGTGAGATGGGATTCATAATTGCATTTATCTCAATGGTGGTTGTTTTTGGCCTGCTTTTACCCATCATTGGCGCTATGTACTTGGATATTCTTGAAACGAAGAGAGAAACAAAGCAACAGCAAGAGCAAGTTAAACGATTGATAAATAAGGTGGAGAAAAAGGAATGATTCCAATTGTTGCGTCACTACTTGGCACATTAGCCCAAAACGGATTGGGTTTACTCTCCAGCGCAATACAGGCCAAGGGTAAAGAGGTGGTGGAGAACACGCTTGGCGTGAAGATCCCCGACAATCCCACGCCTGAAGATGTTAGCAAACTTAGACAGCTTCAGTTTGACCATGAAGAAAATTTATTGGCGCTTGGTATTGAAAAGGCAAAGCTAGAGCTGGCCGAGCTTGATTTGCTGGCAAAGGCTGCTCAGTCTGACGCTGACAACATCACAGATCGCTGGAAATCAGATATGTCATCTGACTCTTGGCTCTCAAAGAACATACGCCCCATGAGCCTTATAGCTATTTTTGCAGGGTATTTTTTATTCACCATGATGTCTGCTTTTGGACATAGCCCACAAGAGAGTTTCGTAAATCTTCTGGGTTCATGGGGGCAGATAGTGTTTTTGGCCTATTTTGGAGGCAGGACTGTGGAGAAGCTGGCAGAAATGAGGAAGAAATGAGCTTAAACACCGAACAGGCTGCATTCCTGCTGGATATGTGCAAGTTGATTCAATACGCCACAGAGCAGGGTTTTGTGGTGACTGGTGGCGAGCTGGCTAGAACACCCGAACAACAGGCTTTGCACTTTAAGGCGGGGCGTTCCAAAACCATGAACTCCATCCACTTAAAGCGTTGCGCCATCGATCTGAATTTTTTCAAGGATGGCAAGATCATTTGGGATAAGTCAACCATTGCACCACTTGGCGCGTTCTGGGAAAGTCTGCATCCAAAGAATCGTTGGGGCGGTAACTTCTCCAATTTGGTGGACTGCCCACACTTTGAGAGAAACGTCTAATGGCGCTCAATCTTGGTCAGCAGATAAGCACACCGGCGCAGCCAAACCTTGGCACGCCTGCGCCTACCTATGACCAAGGATTCTTTGGTACGTCATTTGGCGGCTTGAATGCTTACTTCACCAAGCTGACGGCCATATTTGCGGCGCTCTTTGGTCAGCGTGGTGGCAAGTACATCAACGCCCCATATGGCGCGTTTCAAGACGGCACAGATCAGACGGCGGCCAATACAACAACGGCCTACGCCATCACCTTTGACACTACCGACTTCAGCAATGGCGTGACATTGTCGAATTCGTCAAGACTTAATGTGTCTCAGGCTGGCTTATATAACTTGCAATTCAGTATCCAGTTTACAAATACCACCAATGCATCTCAAGATGTGGATGTGTGGTTTCGTAAGAACGGCACAAACATTGACAAGTCAAACAGCAGATTTGGCTTTGCGCCAAGGAAAGGTGTTGGCGACCCATATCACATTGTTGCCGCGCTAAACTTCTTTGTAAGTCTGTCGGCCAATGACTACATTGAGATCATGTGGCGGCCAACAGATGTTGGTGTGCAGATTGAACATTACGCAGCCAGCGCCTCACCGACTAGGCCAGTAGTGCCATCAGTCATTGCCACACTTTCATTCGTGTCCAATCTGTCAACAGAAACAGCATAATTGACCTATGGCACTCATACCTCTCAAGATCCCACCAGGCGTGTACCGCAACGGCACTGAATATCAGTCTGCTGGTCGATGGTTTGACGCCAACTTGGTACGCTGGTTTGAGAATACTCTCAGACCTATTGGCGGTTGGCGCAAGCGTTCCAGCAGTCAGATGACAGGATCATGCAGAGCTTTATTGACTTGGCGCGACAACAGCGGAGATCGATGGATCGCTGCTGGTACAAATTCCAAGCTCTACGCCATGAATGAGGCAGGCACGCTTAAGGACATCACGCCAACAGGATTCACGGCAGGCATAGCTGATGCCGCAACAAAGACTGGCTATGGGTACTCCACCTATGGCAACTTTGCCTATGGCGTGGCGCGTCCTGATAACGGCACAGTGACACCAGCAACGACTTGGAGCTTAGACACTTGGGGCGAGTACCTGATTGGCTGCTCTGACTCTGATGGCAAGCTCTACGAGTGGCAGTTGGGATTCTCAACGCCAACACTGGCAGCGGCCATCACCAACGCGCCAACAGGATGTCAGGCTGTAATGTCCACCGCCGAGCGTTTTGTC